ACATGCTGATTGCTCCTTGTAAATGAATAGCAGTTAGAGTAGTCGGGGAGGTAAGAGACTCGTGGACTACACTTTTATTTATCTTATGTCATTCTTTTCACTAGAGTTATGGATCTTCTCTTTGATCGGCGCTTGCTTAACTCGGCCATACTGCATACCGGACCATGAATTATAGTTAGGCTTTTATTGTTGAAAGTCTTTAAGAAGGGTCTAAAGGGTACCCAATCATCCTTCAAGAATAGATTTATTGGTATTAATCTATTGCTTTCCCACCACCAAACATCCCCTAATTCTAGGAATCTTTCTTTGGCTGGTATACTGACTATAGATCCAAAGTCATAGATTGTGGTAACCACATCATCTCTATTTTGTACTATTCCAACATAATCTTGCCCTGCGTAGGAACAAACTGTTATAAAGGGGTGGCAGTCACTGAGTTTCTTGAAAAAGTCATGATGAATCATAGTCATTAGCATTTATTTAGTATAGGATAACCCAAAGTTAATAAATTAAAAATACATTGACTAAATACATTATTAGGAGCCTACATTTGTGTATTCAACACCCGTTTTCTATTTTGTCCAACGCAACATTGTTGTGCTACTATCCGGATATTCGCCGAGGAGTTACATGCCCGTATACGCCAAACCACTAACCCTACATAAGGGTGTAGATAACCAATTGCAATTTCAGTTCATCAATCAGGAACAGAAACCCATCGATATTACTGGAAAAAGTATTACCTGCAGGATTCTTAATTATGAAGGTAATGCTATATTACTGCAAAAAGCACTTACCCTACAATTACCTGCTACCGGGATATGTGCGCTTATATTGAATGCTGCTGATATAGAAGACATTCCAGCGCAAAAATGTTATTATACTTTAGAGATACCTGTAGCGGAGTTTGATTTCCCTGTATTTGTAGATCAAAATGCTGGTGCTAGAGGTGTATTGAATATTGTAAATTCAGTGCTACCTAACTTTGTATCATCATATGAAATCACTATCCCAACTGGGCAGGATTTCCCTAATCTACATAATGCTAACTCTAATTCTACTGCTATCACTTATTATAGCAGTGTATTAAGCACTAATGATAATCCTGTCCTAACTCTTCAAGCAGAATATTCTGGATATTACGGTAACCTAGTGATTGAAGGTTCTGCTATTGTAGACGGAGATTGGTATCCGATATTAACTAATGCGTATTCTAATTTATCCGATACCAAAGGATATGTAATCCAGGGATTCCATCCTTACGTTAGAATGCAATTTGAAAGTAACGTCGGGGTAGTAACCAATATATTATCTAGATAATATAACCTAATGTGTTGATTTATCTGACGTAAGCTGTTATAATAGTCAGAATGTTCTCAATATTATCCATCCTTCCTGGTAAAAAGAAATCAACATCCTCTGGCTGGATTTCGTTTAACGGAATTTGTTGCCATCATCGAGGTCATAAACCTGATCGTAGAATGCGTTGTGGGATAAAGCTAGACGGGCAAACTAATTGGGTCTTACATTGTTTCAACTGTCAATTTACCTGTAGTTTTACTTTAGGTCGTAGCATAAATGTAAAGACTAGAAATCTATTAGTTTGGTGCGGTATAGATGATCAGCAGATACAACGATGGAACTTAGAAAGCCTTCAACATAAAGACTTATTGGATTTTACTAAACCGACAAGATCAAGGGTAAAAATTAAGTTCAATGAACATATATTACCTGAAGGTGAAATAGTAGATAGCACCAATCCAAAACATAAAGTCTACGCAGACTATCTTAGGTCTCGCAAGATAGATACTAAAGACTATCCGTTTTTAATCACGCCCAACGAACATGGAAGGATGGGCAATAGAATCATTGTACCATACACATACAGAAATAAGATCGTTGGTTATACTAGTAGATTCTTAGATAACAAAACACCTAAGTATATCAATGAGCAACAACCCGGCTATGTTTTTAACATCGATATACAGAAATCAGATTGGCAAGTATGTATTGTTACTGAGGGTATATTTGATGCTTTAAGCATAGACGGTGTCGCTGTCATGCATGACGATATCTCTCAAGAGCAAATACAGTTGTTATCTACGCTCAATAAGCAGATTATCGTTGTGCCTGATAGGGATCAGACCGGACTGAAAATATGCGAACGTGCGCTAGAATTAGGATATCAAATATCATTACCTGATTGGGATGTGAATGTAAAAGATGTTAATGATGCAGTAGTTAAATATGGAAAACTAGCCACGATAATAAGTATATTGCAAAGCGCGACAAGCAGTAAGATAAAGATAGAGATGCAAAGGAAAAAGATTTTGCGTTTAGCAGAGAAAGATTATAAATGAAAGATAAAGCTAAAAAGCAGTTGGATTATACAGTAGATGTGCAGAAATTATTTCTTAGAATGATGATCACTAATGCAGAACTTTATATCCGTGTAATGAACATCATGAACAGTGAGAACTTTGATCGTTCTCTTAGACCAGCAGCAGAGATGTTCAAAGAACATAGTCAAAAATATAATGTGCTACCCGATTGTGCGCAGATAAAAGCAACCACAGGTATTGATATTGAACCTATCACAGAGTTAAGTGAAGGGCATTATGAATGGTTCTTTGATGAGTTTGAGAGTTTTACTAGACGGCAAGAATTAGAACGTGCTATTCTTACTAGCGTAGATTTACTTGAAAAAGGTGAATATGATCCTGTTGAAAAACTGATTAAGGATGCAGTACAGATCAGTTTACAAAAAGACATGGGTACAGATTATTTTGCTGATCCAGCAGGTCGTATCAATAAGTATTTTAATTCAGGTGGACAGGTGTCAACTGGCTGGCCACAGATGGATAGAATTTTGTATGGTGGTTTTAGTCGAGGAGAACTTAATATATTTGCGGGAGGATCAGGATCAGGTAAAAGTTTGGTCATGATGAATATTGCATTGAATTGGTTATTGGTTGGATTGTGCGGAGTATATATCACCTTAGAGTTAAGTGAAGAACTAACCAGTCTAAGAACTGATTCTATGTTAACCAATATGGGAACTAAAGCAATTCGTAAGGATATTAGCACAACTGAACTTAAAGTTAAGATGATGGGTAAAAAATCAGGTAATTATCAAGTTAAAGGATTACCCGCCCAAAGCAATGTCAATGATATCCGAGCATATTTGAAAGAATATCAAATTCAAACAGGTAAGCGGGTTGATTTTGTGATGATAGATTATTTGGATTTAGTGATGCCTGTGTCGGTTAAAGTCAATCCAAATGATCAGTTTATTAAAGACAAATATGTAGCTGAAGAATTGCGAAATTTATCTAAAGAATTAGGTGTACTGATGGTTACTGCCTCCCAACTAAATCGTAGTGCGGTTGATGAGATTGAGTTTGATCATAGTCATATTGCAGGTGGTATCAGTAAGATTAACACAGCAGATAATGTGTTTGGTATCTTTACAAGTCGTAGTATGCGAGAGCGTGGTAAGTATCAAATTCAATGCATGAAGTCACGTAGTTCAACTGGTGTGGGGATGAAAATTGATTTGGATTATGATGTAGAATCTATGCGTATTACTGACTCCGGTGGAGATGAACAAACAAGCTATAATCCTCAACCTAGCGCAAATCATATAATGAGTCAGATTGGAGTATCATCTAATATAGTAGTAGATAATAGCGGGGTAATAACAACCGATGAATCAAAGAAAGTGATAGCTGATGTTCAAGGGTCAAAACTGAGGTCTTTACTTAGTTCCTTAAAGAAATAATTATTCTGGTTCAGCATAAATACTATTAGGATAATTATAATGCAAAAACAAACTCGTTCTCTGCTACAAGAATTAGAGGCCATGGGCAATAATAGTGATACCTCGTATATAATAGAGAGTAGAGCCCATAATATCATATCCAGTGCGATACACTTGTTAGAATTGATTAACAAGCATTATCCTGGTGAGAAGGCTGAACTTTTGGAAAAGAAGTTATTGAGTTCTATAAAAGGCAGAGATTTACAGAGATTTTCAAAATCGTTAAGGAAAACAACATGAAGTCAGTATTCTGAGTAGCAAGAATAAATAGATAATAAATAGATAATAATTAACTAAGGATTTTATAATGAAACCATCAGATTTAACACCAAATAAAATTGAAGAAGCTCCAATGGGTTCTTTTAGTAAAATTGGAAATTATTTAGGATCTAAACTATCTACTTTTGCTCCTGACCTTGCGAATAGATCGAGCGAAAAAATGAATGTC